CAGCAGCTTTACCCAGCGCGGCACGGGCGACAGCCAATCCGAATGGATTACCAAAGAGGATATTCGCATTGCCGAGTATTTCTACACCGTGCGCGAGCCAGCCAAGCTGGTCAAACTGTCCGATGGCACGCAAGGATTCATGGATAAAGACATGAAAGAACGCATGGCCTTATCCGGTTTGACCGTGATTGACGAGCGTGATTCATACAAAAAAGTAATAAAGTGGAAGAAACTGACCGCAATTGAGGTCATTGAAGAGCGCGATTGGCCTGGCTCTTACATTCCCGTGATTCCCGTCTATGGGCGCCATATCGTCATCGGCGACAAGCGCAAAAAGTTTGGCATGGTGCGCCACGCTAAAGACGCGCAGCGGATGTATAACTTTTGGCAAACAACCATCACCGAAAGCGTCGCGCTGGCTCCAAAAGCCAAGTGGCTGATGGCCGAAGGGCAGGACGAGGGCCACGAAACCGAATGGGCAGCGGCAAACATTAAGTCTTTCCCGTTGTTGCGCTACAAGCAAACCGACATTGACGGGCAACCCGCACCGCCTCCGCAGCGCCTACAACCTGAGCCGCCTCCGACCGGCGTTATGGCCGCCGCACAAGGGATAAACCAAGACATTGCGACGCTGATGGGCATCTTTGACCCAAGCCAGCAACTGCCTGGCAACATCTCGGGCAAGGCGCTTAACGGCCAACAGCAACAAGTTGACCTAACCAACTTTGATTTTTACGACAACCTAACCAAATCCATCGCGCAGACCGGCACGATTATTCTTGACCTTATTCCCAAGATTTACGACTCTCAGCGGGTAATGCGAATCATTGGAGATGACGGGAAGCCCGATTTGGTGAACATAAATGAACCCAAGCAGGACGCGCAAGGTGTATATACAATCATGCACGACATGACTGTGGGCGAATACGACGTGGTTATGGACACCGGCCCAGGCTACAACAGCAAGCGCCAAGAAGCTGTGGACGCAATGACCAACATCATGAAGGTCGACCCCACACTTATGCAGCAAGCTGGAGACCTTATCTTCCGCAATATGGACTTTCCTGGCGCGGACATCATTGCCGACCGGTTGGCCGCTGCTAACCCGATGGCGCAGATTGATGAAAAATCACCCGTGCCGCCGCAAGTTCAGATGCAACTCAAGGCAAATCAAGCGCAAATGCAGCAGATGCAGCAAGCTATCCAGCAGTTACAGCAGATGATTAAAATGCGTCAAGACGTGGAGCAAGTCAAGCAAGACGCTGAAACCAAGCGGACGCTTATCAAAGAAACCAACCGCGCCCACGATATTGAATTGCGGAACGAAGAGCGCCATAAGGATATGGAACTGCGGACAAGCACCACGGCGCACGATACTGTGCTGAAAACTCAGACGCAATTGGAAATTGAGCGCATGAAAGGCGAAATTGCCCTCATGTTGGCCCATTTGGATAAAGCATCGACGCACGCGGCATCTTTGGAAACAACTGAAAGGGCTATCTAATGGCGCGCGAAGTTGTTACGTCGGAGAACAAAGCTGATTACGACGCTAAAAAACTTGGTTTGAAAAAAAACATTAAACATCCAATAGAAACAACCATTAAATTAAAAAATAAAGAACTTCCGGTAACAATGCATCCTATTGAAAAACGTGAAGGAAATGAAATTGCTCATGTAAATCCTGAAACATTTGATAAAGCATTCAAAAAAACGGATTGGCAATATGTTGGAAAAAGTGGTGAAGGTGGAATTGAAGGAAGATATAAAAAATTTGCGGAATGGGTTAAAGATGCTGATTCAATGCACGCAAGCAACGCGTCAATTGACCCTAAAGGTTCAATAACTTTTGGAGATGGTAGGCACAGATATGCCTATTTAAGAGATGAAGGGCTTAAAAAAATTCCTATGTCTATGGATGAAGAATCGATAGAAAACGCAAAAAAACATGGATATTTGGCATCTTAAAAATTTCGTGGTATAAACCACCAACCTTACCCGTGAGGCTCATGGGGAAAATACTTAGGGAAACCTATGAGTGAAAAAGAAGCCGGTCATATTTTGACCAGTGAGAATTCGGCAGATTTTTATGCAAATCGACTTGGTTTAGCTGCTAGTGAGCCTGACGAGGCTGAGGTTGAGAATACTCCCCCAGAGCCGTCAGAGGATACGAAACAGAGTGAACAGTCAGCAGACGATGATGCCAAACCGACAGAGGAACGGAAGCAGAATCCGAAACTCGAAAAGCGGTTTTCAGAGATAACCAAGCAACGCGAACTTGCCAAACAAGAAGCAGCGCAAGAACGTGAAGCCAGGCAAAAGCTGGAGACTGAGTTAGCGGCACTACGCCAGCAAGCAGCGCCCAAACCGGTGCAGCAAGCGAACGCAGAGCCACAGCCGAGCCAATTTACTGATGCCTTTGAATATGCAAGGGCACTAGCAGAATGGTCGACTGAGCAGGCATTGGTAAAGCGAGATAGGGAAGAAGCTAATCGCAGGGTCGATGAGGAACGCCAAAAGGTAATATCTACCTGGGCAACCAAAGTGACAGCAGCGAAAGCAGAAATGCCCGATTTTGATGACATGGTTGCGTCAAGCAGCGTGGTCGTTGGTGACCACATTCGGGACGCAATATTGGAAAGTGATGTAGGCCCACAAATCCTGTATCACCTTGCAAAAGAAGATGACGTTGCGAAACGTATCACTTCTATGTCGCCAGCGCAGGCGCTGCGCGAGATTGGGAAACTAGAGGCACGGTTTGAGAAGCAACCTGAGACCAAGCCAAGTAATCCTGTCGGTAAAAGTAAAGCACCACCGCCGATTAGCCCTATTCGCGGAACAGGCAAGGTAAGCGACGTGACGATTGACTCTAATGGTCAGTTCCACGGGACTTATCAAGCCTGGAAAGAAGCGAGAAAAGCTGGTCGTATTCGCTAGTAATTTTTAGGAGTTTGTAAATGAGCAACAATCTGTTGACCATCTCCAAAATCACCAATGAAGCATTGATGGTTTTGGAAAATGAACTGACGTTCACGTCAGAAGTAGACCGCAACTACGACGACCAGTTTGCTGTCGTTGGTGCGAAAATCGGTAACACCGTAAACGTCCGTCGCCCTGGCCGCTTTATTGGTACTACTGGCCCCGCGTTGAACGTGGAAGACTTTAACGAGACCTCGGTTCCCGTTACTCTGTCGACCCAATTCCATGTGGATAAACCGATGTCCACATATCAAGTAGCAAACAGCGCATTTTTTGCTCTGACTGCTTGATTGGCAAAACCGTCCCTGATTGACTTGGAAGCCCAGAGGTGGGCGACAGGGGGCAAGCAAGAGGAAACTCTGTGCAGCCTGAACGACTAAGTGGGATGGCAGCGAAAGCTGATGCGATAGTCTGAACAGCGATATAACCTGATTGAAGTCGCTGAGGGTAGGTCGAAGCACCAACCCCGCCCGAAAGGGTCAGTAGGCTGGAGAGCCGAAGTAACAGAATGACCCAGTTCACCACTCAAGACTTGGCCCTGTCGTTGGATATGTTCTCCGACCGCGTTCTCAAGCCCGCCGTGGCCGCCATTGCCAATAAGATTGACCGTGATGGTCTTGTTATGGCTAAAAACAATACCGCGAACATCGTCGGTACTGCTGGCACGCCTCCCACCGGTTTGATTACCTACCTGACCGCAGGCGCTTACCTCGATGCCGAGGGTGCACCCCGTGATGGCCGCCGTTCGTGTATCGTGGAGCCTTTCACCGCTGCGACTATCGTTGACAGCTTGAAAGGTCTGTTTGTGCCCCAAGAAGCCATCGGCGAGCAATATCGCAAGGGCTTGATGGGTCGCGACAGCGCAGGCATGAACTGGAAACTTGACCAGAACGTGGTTAGCCAAACTTTCGGTTCGTATAGCACAGCTACCTTGGCTTGCAATACTTCGACCGCAACTGGCTTCCTGACCTCTGGCTGGGCTTCTACGTCCACCATCGCTCTGACCGCCACGACCGCAACTGCATCGCTGCAACAAGGTGACGTTATCACCATTGCAAACGTGTACGCAGTCAACCCACAGAACCGCCAGGCTTACGGCTCCAACAAGCTGCGTAACTTTGTCGTGACCTCTGCTGTGACTGTTGCAACGTCCGGCACTACCTCGGTGACCGTCAGCCCCGCTGTCATCTCCGCAGGCCAGTTCCAAAATGTATACATCTCTGCTACGTCTTCGACCGCTGCTGTGACCCCGTTCAACCAGACCGGAACCGTGTCGCCCCAAAACATCGTGATGCACCGCAATGCATTCACCTTGGCTGTGGCCGACTTGGAACTGCCTGATGGCGTTCACTTCGCTGGTCGTGCTTCCGACAAGGAAATCGGTCTGTCCATGCGCGTGGTTCGCCAATACACCATCAACAACGATTCGATTCCGACTCGCTTGGACGTGTTGTATGGCTGGGCACCGCTGTACCCCGAACTCGCTTGCCGCGTTGCAGCTTAACCTTAAGGAGTAAACATCATGGCAAATCCAGGCCCAGCAACCACAGTCAGCAATCATCCCCAAAACTTGGCTACAAACCAAGCGTTGCGTTTGATTGCCTCCGCACAATCCGTTAACCTGTCCGTCGCCGGTGATACCGCGATGGTGGTTTTGGATGTGAGCAAATTTGTGCCCACCAAAGTTATCATCACCAATGGCCTTAACTCTAGCGGTTCCACGACCACTATTGCTACCGCTACTGTTGGTGCATATACCGGCCCAGGCGCAACAGGTTCGACCATTTTGACTACCGCTGCTTTGACTAGCAACACCGGTGGCCCTTATGTGACGCTGACCGATGCAACAAATCCCAACACCGCCATTTCTAACCCCACCAACATTTATGTTAACGTGGGTACTACGATTGCCGCGACCTGTGACGTATTTGTTTACGGTTACGACCTGACTTTCCTGCCATAAGCGGGGAAGACAATTGGAGCCGCCTACTGGGGATTCTCGGTGGGCGGCTTTTTACTTTTAGGCTACAATTCAATCATCCTCTACTAAAGGAAAACCATGTCTTCTACGACTCTTTCTCGGGGCAACATTCTGGAACAGTTTGTTGTGGGCCCGTCGCTAACTCCTGCCGCTTTGACTACCGCATCGACTCAATCTTTGCAGTCGTTTGCAATCCCTGGTTTGAAATCTACCGATATTGTGACCGTGTTGCAATTTAACGGAACACAAACCAAGGACGTGATTATTTCTAATGCCGATGTGGTGACCGACAACAGTTTGACTATCAATTTTCAAAATACATCGGGCGGCGCAACTGCAATTACGCCAGCGGCTGGAACTTACTATGTCAAGGTTCACCGTGTTGAAGGCCCCGTTCCTGTGAATGCGGCTTAATCATGGCAAGCACATCCGTTATCCGTACAGCAGGGCAAACTGTTGCTCTGTCGGTAACGGCTTCGTCCACATCGGCTACCCTCATTGATGACAGCACTAACGACCAAGTCAATTACGCAAGTTTTTTGAATACTGGCTCGGTTGCAGTTGCTGTTAAATGGGGAGACTCTAGTGTGGGCGCTGCTGTTTTGCCTACAAGCGGAACAAATGGCGATTACGTTTTGCCCGCGGGCATGACTTCGCCTATCGTTCTTGCTGTGCCTACCACGCCGTTTTATGTCCGAGCAATTGGCGCGGCGGCTGGCCCATCTCTTGTGTACGTCACACCTGTGGCAGACCAATCGTAAAGGGCGGGGCTTTGCCCCTTGAAAAATGACCTCTGCCGCACTTACGCAAACTATCAATATCGTGCCCGTGCAGGGCATCTTTAGCGAGACGGGCGTTTGTGTCGGCTTAGTAGGCCCAGGCGGGGAGTTTTTCTCCCCTCCTATCAATTCAGACACGATTGTCGGCAGCACGATTGACAATTCCCCAATCGGCTCAACGACCCCATCGACGGGCGTTTTTACGACAATTTCAAGCACCGGACTAGCGACATTTAACAATTTCGCATCGAGCAACGTCAACATCACCGGCGGCTCAATTTCCGGTGTTTCGGTCACGATTAACTCGCTAAATAACACTCCGGTCGGCAATATCACGCCATCTACCGGCGCGTTTACCACGCTCAGTTCGACTAGCCTGTCGGTCACAAACACGATTAGCGGCTCAATTAACGGCAATGCGGCCACCGCAACCTATGCGACCACCGCAGGGTCAGCAACTACAGCAGGGTCGGCCACTACCGCTACAACGGCCACCAATCTTGCAGGCGGCGCAGCAGGGTCTATTCCATATCAGACAAGCGCAGGGGCAACGACATTCCTTGGAACGGGCACAGGCGTGCTTGTAGGTGGGGTAACGCCAAGCTATTCCACGACTCCGACGCTGACCGGCACAAACATTACCGGTATCCCCAATGGCGGCTTGCTTAACTCAAGCCTGACCATTGGCAGCACGTCAATTGCACTTGGCGCTACGGCATCCACGCTGACCGCAGTCACTTTGGCTAACCCAACCGTCAGCAATTACGGCGCGTTTACATCAACGTCTGCGCCAAGCTATGCGGAAGGTCGGGTTTGGTATGACTCCACGCAAAAAGCGCTGGCTTACTTTAATGACGTAACCAACAACACAATCCACGTCGGCCAAGAGACCCAGCTAAAGGTTTACAACAATACTGGAAGCACAATTTCTCGTGGCGCACCGGTCTACATTACGTCAACTTCTAGCGGATTTACCTATCCTTTGGTGGCATTGGCAAAAGCAGATACGCAAACCACAGGAAACGCCATTGGCCTAGCAAATCAGGACATTCCTAACGCAACAGCCGGTTATGTGGTCATTTCTGGCTTGGTTAACGGTCTAAGCATTGGCTCAATGACTGTTGGAGATACGGTTTATGTAAGCCCGTACTCTGCCGGTCAGCTAATGAATACCTACCCGCCGACAGGGTATCCGGTCAAAATTGGTGTTGTTGCGTATGCCAATAGCCCAAATGGTGCAATTTATGTTAACCAATCCAATTCGTATGTTTTGGCTGGCAGCGTAGTAGGAACACTTGCAATTGCGAACGGAGGCACAAATGCTACAACAACTCCGACTGCGGGCGCGGTGGCGTACGGCACGGGTACGGCTTATGCGTTTACTGCGGCAGGCACTTCTGGGCAAGTCTTAACCTCGGCTGGTTCGGGCACGCCAACCTGGACAACGGCATCGGCATCCATAACGGTGACGGACGATACGACAACCGCGTCGGCGCGTTATCCATTGTTTGCGAACCAAACTAGCGGCACAATTTCCACGGAATACACTAGTTCCACTAAGCTGCAATATACGCCTAGCACCGGACTATTGGCAGCCACTACGTTTAGCGGTTCGGGCGCATCTCTGACTAACATTCCCAATGGTGCGCTGACAAATTCGTCAATTACAATAGGTTCCACCTCGGTCAGTTTGGGAGGCACAGCTACGACTATTGCGGGGCTAACCTCGGTCACTAGCACGACATTTGTTGGAGCGCTGACCGGCAATGCAAGCACCGCGACATCGGCAACTACGGCCACAAACGCCACAAATATTGCCATTACGGACAACACAAGCACAAACGCAGTTTATTACCCAATTTTCGTAAGCACATCGTCTGGGAATCAAGCTGCAACCACGTCATCAACCAAACTTAAATACAACCCTAGCACCGGCGCATTGACCGCCAACCAGCTAATCATTGCACCATAGGAGTAAATCATGGGAACCTTAGTCTTTCAAGCAGCGCTAGGTGGTCAGGTTAACCTGAACGGCCCTAATACCGCCTCCACATTTAATATTGCTGTACCCGCTACAACTGGAACAATTGTTACCACGGGCGATACCGGCACGGTTTCCAGCACCATGTTGGCAAATTCTTTGTCTTTGGTCACGCCAGCTTTGGGAACTCCTGCAAGTGGCGTAATGACAAACGTGACCGGATTGCCGCTTACGACAGGTGTGACGGGCATATTGGGCACGGCAAATGGTGGAACGGGCATTGCAAACAATGCTGCAAGCACATTGACCATTTCAGGAAATTTTGCTTCTACTTTTGTGGTGTCAGGGGCATATTCATACACATTCCCTGCCGCGACTGATACATTGGTAAATCTTGGTTCAACGCAAACATTGACCAGCAAAACGCTGACCAATCCCACGGTGACCAACTATGTGGAAACCTTGCAAGCGGTTGGGACTGTTGGTTCTTCAAGCACTTTGGCGCTAACAAACGGTACAGTGTTGACTGCAACCCTTACAGCATCTACGCCTTGCACGTTTACTATGCCTACGGCAACTGCTGGCAAGTCATTCATCTTGATTCTGACTCAGGCATCTTCCGGTATGACCACAGCAACATTCACCGGCGTGAAATGGCCTGGCGGTACTGCGCCGACTATTACGGCAACAGCATCAGCCGTTGATATTTTGACATTTGTGGCTAATGGTTCTGTTTGGTATGGTTCCGCAGCACAGGCGTTTGCATAATGTTTGCATCTAAAAACTTTTTCATCACCCGCAGCGCGGGAGGATACTTAGTTATTGAGCAATTCCTTGCGTCTGGCTCATGGAAATGCCCTGTTGGTGTTACCGCTGTAGATTACCTTGTTGTGGCTGGCGGCGGTGGTACGTCAGGAAATAGGGGTGGTGGCGGTGGCGGCGGCGGTTTCAGAACTGGCACAGGATTGTCAGTAACACCTGGCACAACATACACCGTCACAGTTGGTGCAGGCGGTGCTGGCGGCGGTGGCACTTCTAGCGCAACATCAGCGCAAGATGGCAATAATTCAATATTTAGCACAATTACGTCTACCGGCGGTGGCGGCGGTGCAAGCGCTCCTGATACTGGCAGAAATGGAGGGTCAGGCGGTGGTGGTGGTGCTAGTTCAACAACTGCGGGTTCGGGCGGTACAGGAAATACTCCATCAACATCACCAAGTCAAGGTAGTAACGGTGGTTCTGCGGTTGCTTACAACAGCATTCCAAGTTTTGGCGCTGGCGGCGGCGGCGGTGCTGGCGGGTCAGCAACATCAAACGGGTCAAATGCGTCAGGCACAACGGCTGGCAATGGCGCAAATGGAACAGCGTCTTCCATTTCTGGTTCATCTGTAACCTATGCTGGTGGTGGCGGTGGCGGTGGCGGGGGTTCCAATTCATCTGGCGGCTCTGGCGGCGGCGGTGCTGGTGCGTATGGTGGCGGTACGGGTTTACCGAATACGCAAGTTGCTGGTACAAATGGAACGGCTAATACTGGCGGCGGTGGCGGCGGTGGCTCTAACTACAACATAAGCACAGTCACCCAATCAAGCGGCGGCTCTGGCATTGTCATCTTGTCTTACACCGTGCCAAAAGGCACAGTCATTCAATTCCTGTCTACTGCAACATGGAAAGCACCAGCAGGCATCTCTACCGTTGATTACTTGGTGGTAGCGGGTGGTGGCGGCGCAAGTGGTTCTGGGTCGGGTGGCGGCGGTGCTGGTGGGTTTAGGACAGGAACAAGTTTATCAGTTACCGCTGGAACAACTTACACTGTAACTGTTGGTGCTGGTGGTGCTGGAGCATCTCCTCCCAATGATGCTGTTAATGGTTCAGATTCTATTTTTTCTACCATTACTTCTACTGGTGGCGGCAAAGGTGGCAGAAGGGCTACAGGTTCTACCGGAGGCTCTGGCGGCGGTGGTGGCGCATTAAATTCAACTTATTACAATGGTGGTGCAGGAAACACGCCAAGTACCTCACCAAGTCAAGGTAATACTGGCGGTAATGCTGGCGGTGCAAATTTTGTTACTGGCGGCGGTGGTGGCGCAAACGCAGTAGGTGCAAATGGCGCATCTGGACAATCTGGTTCAGGTGGTGCTGGCACAGCTTCTTCTCTTTCTGGCTCAAGTGTTACTTATGCTGGCGGAGGCGGTGGCGGTGGCGTTGGTGGTGCAGGTGGTTCCGCAGCAAATGGCGGCACAGGTGGCGCTGGTGGTGGCGGCACTGGAGGAACTTCAGATGGTCAAGCAGGAACCGCAGGAACATCAAATACTGGTGGTGGCGGCGGTGGTGGCGTTGCTCATAACACAGACGGTGCTGGAGGCTCAGGCGGTTCCGGTATTGTTATTTTGAAGTTGAACTAACATGAAAAAATACCAACTTTATGGGATAGACACGGCAATGCAATTGTTACGCCCTAATGCCAAATGGGAAATCAGCAACCGCACCATCACACGTTGGGAAGATGACCGACCATGCCCAACATGGGAAGAAATTGACGCAACGATGAAAAAGATTAAAGCGTTTGAAGACTCTATCCCTACCATTTGGACAGTTAAGATTTTGGAAGAATTGGAGATGTAATGGCACACTTTGCAAAGATTGAAAACGGCATCGTCACACAAGTGATTGTGGTTGGCAATGAGGACACTTCTGACGCACATGGCACAGAGAAAGAATACATCGGTGCGGCTTTCTGTGAACGCTTGTTTGGTGGCGATTGGAAGCAAACCAGCTATAACGGGCGCATTCGTAAGAACTACGCTGGCATTGGCTACACCTACGATGAAGGCCGAAATGCGTTTATCCCGTCAAAGCCATTTCCAAGCTGGACGCTGATGGAAGACACTTGCCAATGGACAGCGCCTGTTGCAATGCCTACAGATGGCAAACGGTATTCATGGGATGAAGCCACACTATCTTGGATAGAAATTACAGGAATGCAGTAATGGCACTATTTACATGGAAAATTCTTGACATTTCCGCTATTGATGGGCTGATTACTCATGCCAAATACCATGTGACCGCCCAAGTAGACAACGATTCGGTAGAGACTGAGGGTAATTGGTACTTCAACGAGCCAACCCTAAAAACGCCTTTTGTGGACGTGACCGAGGCAATGGTTGCCGATTGGATTGAAGCTGAGTCTTACAAAGACGGGATAAATGTTATAAAATCAGCGTTAGAGGAACAACTGGCGCGTAAGTCGAATTCTGTTGTGCCTCCTTGGAAACCGCAAGTGTTTACCCTGGAGCAGACATGACAGCCCCGATTGACATCATTTCTCGCGCACTCAAGGACATTGGCGCTTTAGAAGCCGGTGAAACGCCTACGCCCGATGCGGCGCAAGATGCGTTTGAAATGTTGAACGACCTCATTGACCAATGGTCTAACGAGGACATGATGACGTTCTACAAGACGGAAATCATCTTTCCCGTTACATCAGGTCAAACCCAATACACCATCGGCCCAGGCGGTCAGGTTGGCGCAGTATTTACCGGTTCAATATCAGGGACAACCCTAACAGTCACGGCTATTACGTCAGGCGCAATCGCATTAGGGCAAACCCTAACTGGCACAGGAATTACGGACGGGACTAAGATTTTGGCATTCCAAACCGGCGCGGGTGGAAACATCAACGAAGCTGGAACGTACACGCTTAACATTTCGCAAACTGTAGCGTCAACCACAATCAATGCCTACTATCAGCGGCCATTGGTCATTAATTCCGCGTTTGTTCGGATTAACACCACATCTAACGGCCAGCCTATAACCAATGGCGGCCTTGATTATCCGGTCGCGGTGTTGAATGTTGAAGAATACGAAATGATTGGCCTGAAGACGCTTAATGGCCCGTGGCCCAAGGCGCTTTACTACCAACCAACTGAATTGCTTGGCAATCTTTTCCTATGGCCGAATCCTGGTCAAGGCGAGATGCACATTTTTGCTGACACAATTTTCAGCAACTACACCGGCCTATACGACAACATCACGCTTCCGCAGGGCTACACAATGGCGTTGCGCTGGTGTTTGGCCGAGCGCCTTATGCCTATGTATGGCAAGGCAAGTCAGACCCAAATTGCCATGATTATGAAGTTTGCCGCGCAAGGCAAAGCCACAATCAAACGCACAAACATGAAGCCGCCGCCGGTCGCTCGATACGCCGATGCGCTATTGGTTGGCCGCAGTAAAGATGCGGGCTGGAT